TCTCCGTCACCCGGCTCAATGTTCAGCACCAAGGTGCCCGGCGGCTGATCCGGCCACGGCCACTGGGCTTCGCCGAGGTAGATCTGCTGCGTCCATTCCACCACCCAGACGGTGTAGCCATCCAGTTCGGGTTTGGTCCAGTCCTGCATGGTCTGGACGAATTCGGCTGGCTCCACCGCTACACCCCAGGTCTGCATGCGCAGTAACACGGCGAGTTGACCCGCAAGAAACACCGCCTGTTGGTGGTGATCCGACTGGATCGGGTCGGTGATCACCCGTGCCTCGAACTTGCAGGCCAGTCCTGTTTCGCCGGTTCCTGGATCGATCCCCGGCTCCATTTCCGCCAGCTCGATGAACACCGCCGGCAGACGGATTCGATCTTGGATGTTCGGCCACATGGCCACCGTGTGCACACCGGGCAGATGCGCCTGAATGTGCTGCTCGATGGCCTGGTACAACTGCTCAAGGCTGAACGGGATTTCCGATTCGTCCGTCACGTTATTTCCCCTTCAAGTGCTTCTGCACTTCAAAGTTGAGTTCCTGTTGCAGCACGTGCACCAGGTGTTCGTCGGCCTTGCGCACCCAGCTTTCGAAATGCGGCCGGGCCTGCTCCAGTGAGACCTTGGCCTTGGCCAACGGGAAGCGACTGCCGTGTTCGGCGATCCAGCCAGAACTGACACCGCCCGCCCCGCTGACATCGCTGTCGGGGTAATCACTGGCATCGAAATGCTTGCTGGCCGTACGGATCCAGATGTCCGCGCTGTTGCCATAGACCTTCTTGTAAAAGGCCCCCTGATAGCGGCGGCCGGCCACCGACACGGCGGACTTGCCCTGCCTGGGGTTGCCGATCCGGCTCGCCTCAACGGCATTGAGACCGAACCACAACTTGCCGCTGTTGGCACCGCCGCTAACCGGGTAACTGCGCAGACGTTGACGCACCGCCGCGACTGCAATGCGCTCTTGCCGACCGACAGCGCGAGCAATGTGCGTGCTCAGCCAGCGCAGGGTTTTATTGATCGCCCGGCGCTGGGCGTTGGCCGCCGCTTTTGGCACTACGGCCGCGAAGTCCTGAAAAGCTTTCAGATCCGCCGCCGAGGTTTGCAGGGAGATCATTCCGCCGCTGGCCGAGGGTTTGAAGTGACTGCCGACGCTCATGCTTTGGCCCTCAACAGCAACGCCACCCAGCCGGTGCCGTCCGGTTCCAGTTTCACCAGGTCATAGTCGCCGCCTCCGTCCTGTACCGGCAGGTCGATGACCACCACTTGCCCCGGCTCAATCCCCCCAGCATCGCTGACGCGGATCTCGAACTGCGGTTCCCGCAGCGCGGTGTTGATACGCCCCATACGCGGCTGCAGCCAGGGCGCCGAAAAGAAGCCGGCGATCTCCTGACCGCCTACCAGTCCAATGTCGCCCAGGTCATCCAGCACCAAGGCATCCATGTCGTCGCTCAATTCCCGAAAGCGCACGGTTATGTACCGTCGTCAGAGCTATCGTCGGTATCTCCGGCGAGGCCCTGAGTTTCACGCAGCAGCTGCTGCGCGAGCGGGTCCTTGATCGAGGCGATGCGCCCCTCGGCGAGCAGCGCATCCGCCACCTCCTTACTCGGAGGGCTGTACGGTTCCCCCTTGACGATCACCGTGCGCCCGTCCTGCACGCAGCCATCGATCACGAGGTATTCGGCTTTTTTGGCCATGTCACACCACCTTGGCGTAGATGAAGGCATCCGGCTCCAACAGGCCGGCCAAGGCCGCGCTCTGCAACTTCAGCCAGCGAGCACTCGGCTCTTCGGTCACCCAGCTTTTCGGAAAGCGCGCTGCCTCGACCAGACCGCTCTCTACGGCAGCGAGATCCTGAATGGCGCCGTAAAGCATGGCGTTGCGCGTGGAGGAGGAACCGAGGATCAGGCCACCCGCCGGAATCATCGGCTGCTCGTCGTCGTCATCGTCCAGGTACCACTCGTCATAGCCGTACAGGTCGACACCCGGATCGTTCAGATAGCCCAGGTAGGTCACGCCGTCCGGGAGTTCTTCGGGCTTGATCAGGCCCATGTCGACACGACGGGTGTTGAGCTGTTTCATCACCGTCGCGTTGGACTGGAATGCGTCCAGCGCTTCGCCACTCATGGCCATGGTATTGGCCGTGCGTCCAGAGTCCTTGGCAATCTTGCGTTTCCAGCCACGCAGGTTGCCAATCGGATCGCTGTCAGCAGTACCCCATTGACCGCTGCCCAGGCTGATTTTGTGGTCGCTGGCCATCAGGAAGTCGATGGTGTCGTCCACGCCCTCCCCGACTACACGTACTTTGCCAGTGGTCAGGGCCTGGGCGCACATCCATTCTTCGCGGCGGGTGATCTCGTCGTCCAGGTCGCGCAGATCCTTGCCCAGGATTTGCCCTGCGCGCTCCAGCGGGGTGCGCGAGGAGAATGGGTTGTCGCCGGCCGCACGCTTGAGCACTAGCTCGGCGGTGGTCTCGCGTTTGGGCTGGATGTATGGCGGCGTATAGTTATCGGTGTGGTAGCCGTCACGCAGCGACACGCTGCCCGGCAGGCGCGGGTGAACAAACGGCGCCATCTTGCGTTTGCCCTTGATGATGTCGATGTCCACCGTTTTGGAGGGGAACGTCACCGGACTGCCGCCGTTGAAGAAGGTGTTCAGCAGAAAACGGCGCGCAGTCGGCATCTGCTCGACCGCTTCCAGCATGGTGCGGGTATCAAAAATATCCATCGGAAGCTCCGGTTTAGCGAATAAATAGGCACAGGCCACGCAGCGCGGCTTTCGCCTGCGCCAGGGTGAGGCCCGCGCCGAGAGTGAGTTGGCTGCCCAGCACTTCGCCGGTCAGACGGATCGGCGCCACCTGGGCGCCTTGACTAGTGTCGGTGGCCTGGTCAAGGATGGCCTTCGGCGCCTCGGAGCCATCGGTGGCGGCTGCCGCGCACAGCACGTACTCGCCGCTGGTTTTCACCTGGCCGAGGACAGCACCGCGGTTGAGGCTCTGGCCGGCGGCGATCACGGCGGTGTCGATCATCACCGGGAAGGCACCGGCCGACAGCTGATCCGGCACGTAGGTTTGACGTTCGGGGTTGCTCATGAGGTTCTCCAATCAGCGGCGCGAAGCGCCCGCGACGATGGCGCCGACCACGGCCTTGCGTTCGCCTTGGTCGTCGTTGCCGGGTGGGGTAGCAGTCGAGGCACCGGTGCCATCGGCCTTGATCGCATTCAGGGAAATGCCGCGATCCTGGGCCGCCTTGAACAGTTGCAGGGCGGTGGCTTCGACCGAGGTGCCGGCATCGATGGCGGCGGAGATTTCGGCTTCGAAGCCCTTGCTCGCCAGGGCATGAATACCGGTGATGCGCTCACGCTCGGCACTCGCGCCCTCCTCGCGACTCTGGGTGCGGATGTTCTCCAGATCCGGCTGACTGGCCTGGGCAATCTGAATGGTTTGCGGATCCGTGCCGGCGGCCAGCGCCTCACGCAACTCCGCCGTGCTGCTGACGGTGGTCATATTGAATTTCCTTGGTTGGGTTGCGGCCGGTTTGGCCAATTCAGTAATCAGTGATTCAAGGGCGCCCAGCCGGTGGGCCAGGCCGGACTCGACGGCAGCGGCGCCGACGCGCAGACCGCCGAAGTCACCCATCTCGGGCACGCGTTCGGGATCGACGCCAAGGTTGCGGGCGACTTTGGCCACGAACACGTCGCCCATAGCGTCGACCGTTTCGCCAACCTTGGCCCTGCCTTCTTCGGTGGCCAGATCCACGCGCTTATTCGGTGCGTTGCGGCTGACGATCTGGTAGCGCTTGCGCCCGTTGGCTTCTTCGCCCCCCACTACGGCCTCGACGACGACACCGATGCTGCCGGCCAGCGCAGTTTCGTCGATGACGATCTCGCTGGCTGCCGAAGCGATCCAGTAGGCCGCGCTGGCCCCAGTGCCACCGATGTACGCGACGATGCGTTTGCGTGAACGAGCATCATGGATCTGATCGGCCAGTTCGTTGATCCCGGCGGCCACACCGCCGGGACTGTCGATGTTCAGGATGATCGCGTTGACCTTGGGGTCATCCAGTGCTGCCTGTAGGTCGGTGGCCAGCACTTGGGTACTGGTCGCGCCGCTGATCTCGGTGAAGAGATTGGCGTAACGAAAGACCGGACCGACCACCGGAATAATGGCCACCCCATTGCGGGTGCTGACGGTGCGGCTGTTGTCCAGGCGCACACCAGTGCGGGTCTCCAGCGCCGCCGGATCGCCCATCCGATCTGCAATGGTCAGCAGGTTATCCAGGGCACCAGGCAGCATTAGCCAGGGCTGCGAAGCAGCCAGCTCAAATGCGCGGGGCATGGTTATTCCTCGTTGGGGTTAGTGGGCGACGGCATTTCCTGCTCGCGCCCTTTGGGCAAAACGTGCAGGCCATCGGAACGGCGCTGCTCCACCTCACGCACGCGCTGGCGGTACACCTGCTGCCATGGCTCGCCGGTCATCGCGGCGGTTTCCAGCGTTTCGTTGCTGACGCCGATTTCGATGCGCTTGCCGGCGGCATTGGCCTCTTTCAGTTCGTCGATGGCACCGCGCGCAGGCCCGATCCAGATCGCCTGGCAGTACGCCTTGCGCTTGGCCGGATCGGCGTAGCCGGGCAACTTGATCAGCCCACGGGCCACCGCTTCGTCGATCAGCAGTTCACGACTGGGCTGGCAGAAGTCACAGATCAGCCACCAACGGCGCAGGCTGTAGAAACGCCACGCCTGCAACATCGCCGCACGGGCCGCGCTGTAACTGCTGCTGTAATGCAGCAACAGCTCCTCCATCGGCTGCTCCAGGGCAGCGCCGATTTCCTTAACCACTGCCGTGAAGAACGGGTCGAACTGCGCATTAGGTCGCGCCGGGTTGGCGATCACCGGTTCCTCGCCCTGCCCAAGATCGACAATCGCGCCCTCGCCCAACGCCAACTCGCCGTCGGCCGTGGTGTCGCCGCCGGCACCGTTGCCTTCGTTGGCCAGCGCAGACAGCGGCAAGTTCGAAACCTGAAAGTCGTTGTTCTTCTTGATGAACACGGTGAACATTGCCGAGATCACCGCCGCCATCAGCTCGGCGCTGCTGTAGCGCTCCAGCTTCTGCAGCGGCTCCAGCACCGGCGCCAGGTACGGCGCACCGCGTTTCTGGCCCGGCCGCTCCTTGTCGGCCATGACGTGCATGACCCGGCGCCGGCCAGTGGCTTCGCCGAAGGCCGGCAGGCGTTCCCATTTAAGGGCCTGGCCTGCCGTGTACTCGTTCGGGTAGCCGTTGCAGACGTGGTACGCCAGCGGCGCGCCGAGCCGGTCGAACTCGACGCCGTCCACCAGATTCGCGCTGTCCAATTGGCCGGCCGGATTGCACACCCGATCCGACTCGATCAATTGCAGGCGCGTGCTGAACACACAGCCCGGACGTTCATCGTCGGGACTAGCAATCAGCACGTCGCCACAAACCATCGACGAAATCATCACCAGCGCCTGTAGCTGGTAGTGGTTGAGCGTTGCCTCGGCGTCGCATTCGCGTGGATCGTCGGCATACAGCGACCACAACCGGTCAAGCTGGGTGTTGAGTTCTTCCGCCTGTTGTTCACTGAGTCCAAGCGCGTCGTGATCAATCTGCGAACGGCAGACCAGCCCAGTGCCCACCACGTTGGTGCGCAAGCGGGTGATGGCCGCCCGGGCGATCAGGTGGTTGCGCATGGCGTCCCGAGAACGGGCGACGAGCATGCGGCGTTCACTCTGGTCGAGGTCGCGGCGCGGACTGCCCAGACCGGGAATCCAACTGGCCATGCTGCGCAATACGCGCGAGGCACCCCGCCAACGGGTCTCGGTGCCGCCCCCGCCGCCTTGGGCAACGATGGGCGGTGCGCCGGAAGCCAACTTGGCGAGCTTGATGGCCTCGCGCATCAGCAGCTCGGCCGGATCCTTTCGAAAAAAGCCCATAGTCAGATCGCCATGTAAGAGATGCGGTTGCGGCCTCGGCCTTGCTGCTGGGCCTGTTCCAGGGCGACCTCCTTGGCGTACTGCTGCTCCAGCAAGCGCAGGCTGTTCAGCTCGGCACGGTACAGCTCGCGATCCGCACGACGCAGGCGCTGCCCTTTTTTCAGGACGTCAGAGATCGCCGCCCGAACTTCCGCTAGGCGCTGTTGTGCGTCTGTCATGATTTATTCCTTAATAGCCCGCACGACTGCGGGTGCCCCGCCCGCGAGCGACTGCTCGGCGCGGTACCGGTGCGACCGGTTGTTCGGTGTTGAACAGGGTTGGCTGCAGCAGCTGCTGCTCCAACTGATCCCACTCGTGATCGCGCAGCAGGTGGGTTTTCAGACTGCGCGCCGCATGCAAGGCATACACCTCACAGTCGAGCGCCTCGTTGCGGCGACCGGCCTTTTTCTGCCAGACCATCTTGCTGGGGTTACGCGGGTGCGGCGCCAGCACTTCGTTGGTGAGCTGCTCGTAGTAGTCCGAGCGGATCTCGCTGTACCAGTGCATGCGTCCAGGCCCTGCGCCCTTCAACCGCAGACGGCCGTCGATCAACGTCTTGGCCTTGTGCGTGCCGACGATGTGCACCCGCAGGCCGTATTTCGCGGCCTTGGTGTTGTCCTGGGAGGTGTCCACCGACTGCGGCGGCTTGGTGAAAATCTCCTTGTCGCGGCTGTCGATGGACGCGCCCTTGATCGCCATCACGTTGTAACGCTGACGATCCCGCACGTAGCTGTAGACCGCGTCACTGGTGTTGCCGTCCGAGCTGTCGATGCTGACCGCCGATACTGCCAGGTGCGCACCGCCCTCAGTGGGGATCGGCCGGGAAATAACCCGATCCAGTTCCTGCCAGACGCTGTCATGCGGGTCGATGGGATTGCCGTGCAGCTCACCCCAATACAGCCGCCAAGATTCTTCACCACGGCCCCAACCGGTGATGACCAGCGCCAGTCGGTCGCCCTGCACGTCAACCCCGACAGTGATCAGCAGTACGCCTTTGGGCGCCGTCAGTTCGGCGTAAGGTTCGGCACGTTTCTCCAGTTCGTCGGTTTTCGGCGCATCGCTCTGGTACTCGTAGCTTTCGCCCTTCGAGCTGTTGACGAAAGCGATCATCGGGCCGATGTTGCCTTGCGCCGCCGCGTGTTCGGCCTGGAGTTTTTTCTCCATCAGCACCTGGAAGCGCGATCCCCAAAACGTCGCGTACAGCTCGTTGAGGATGTAACCGGCGATCCCGCGAAACTCGGCGGTGGCCGACCACCGCCCGTGCTTGAGGTTGGCGTTCTTCTGGTTGTCGTCCCAGATCGCACCGCAATGCGGACAAGCGTAGAAGGCCTTCTCCGGCCGCTTCTTGCCGTATACCTCGTGCAGGTAATCCGGATCCTCATCACAGTGCAGGTTGTCGAAACTCAGCGCATGTTCCTGGCCACATTCGTGACACGGCACCAGGCCAACACGCTTGTCTGACAGTTCCAGCTCGGCATCAATCGCTGACAGACCTTTGATGGTCGGCGTACCGCCGATGATGATCTTCGAGCGGCGAAAGGTTTTCAGACGTTCCTTGGCCAGCTTGATGCTGTCGCCCTGCCCACGCAGGTTGAGGTTGCAGTCGTCGGGCTCCTCGATGGCCACCCGAGGCACCGGCGTGGACTTCACACTGGCCGGGCTGTTGGAGCCCACCATCTTCAGGAAGCCGCCGGGAAAACGTTTGAAGTCCTGACGCTGCTGCAGCTTGCGGCTACGCAGATCGACTTTCTTGCGCAGCCGTGGCGTGGCCTCGATCATCGGTTCGAGCTTTTCGCCGACGTACTGCTTGGCGGCTTCGGCCTTGGGGAACAGCACCAGGATCGGCGACGGGTCGATGTCGATCCATTTACCCAAGGCGTTGCCCAGCACACCAGACGTCCAGGCCACCTGTGCCGATTTGCGGCCGACGATCTCACTGACCGCCGGATCGTCCAAAGCTTCCAGCGGGCCGCCCGGCCAAGTCAGGTGCGGCGTCACATCGAAGCGGTATTTGCCAGGGCGGGCCGCCTCTTCTGGCGCGAGCCAGCGGTATTTGTCCGCCCACTCAATGATGCTCATGCGCGGTGGTGGTGCCCACTTGCGACAGGCGCCGCGCAGCGCCTTAGTCGCCGCCTTCCTCAAAGCCCTCCGAATCGTCCGGTTCGTCAGAATATCCATCTGACGGGGCATCATCCTTGTCATAGTCAGACAGCCTCCTCAGGATGGCTTCAATGGGATCTCGGATCAGTTGGTCGTCCACCTCCACGCCATAACGCGCCGACAGCTCGGCGGCCAGCGCATCCGGGAATGAGTTGAGTAGCTCGACTTTGGCGGCGGTGATCATGGCCTCGAAGCGCTCGATCAGGTCATCGGCGATGACCACCTCACCCAAATCCTTGGCCATCGCCAGCTCTTCGCGGTCGGCCCGGATCCGGTCGAGCCGGTCGCGGGAGGATTCCTTTTTGCCGTTGAGCGAGGCCTGATGCATCAGCCACTGGATCACCGCTTCAGTGTCGTACTGGTTTTCGTTGCCCCGCCCGATGCCAAACTCAATTACGGGCATGCCGTCGTTTTGCCAACGGGTCAGGGTGCGTTCGTCGCGGCCGACGATCTCACTCAAGTCGGCCTTGTTGACTGTCCTGCCCATATCTAACCCTTTGAAAAGACGGACATCCCTGCAAAATTCTCAGCTGCAGAGAATCCGCGAGTTCGATAACCCGTGTAGGGGGCGGCCCTCAGGGAGGACCCAGAAAAATCGGCCCCCGGCCGGGGCGCCGCCTAGGTGTGGTCGGTCGAAGCCGACTCGGCAACGCCCAACCGCTTGGCGACCCAGCGTTCGTAAAGGCCGATGGCGACATCGGCGCCGGCCATCGCGGTCAGGCAACCCAAAGCGCCTGCCGTCCAGATCGACATGCCGGCGGCGATCATCAGCATCATCGCTGTCACACCGCAGGCGATACAGGCACCGGATCGCAACGCGAGGCGGCGCAACAACGCCCAGCCACGCGCCCCATCCTTATCGGCTCGCCACATTTCCCCCGAGACACCGCCGACCAGGGCCAGGACGATCACTAACCAGATCGGCATCTCTGCCAGCGCTTGTTGCTCGTTTGTCATCTCTCGCTCCATCAGAGAAGGCCATCACCGTGATGGCCATTCTAGAAATACCTGCTAACGTCAAATTGCCTATTGGAACGGCTAGGAGGCCACATGAACTTTTTGCACAAGCGGGAATACTTGGAGGAAGGCGACATCGTTGTTGTGGAGTGCTCTCACCAATGCAACGTGCGCTTGACAACCGATACCAACTTTTCAAAGTTCAAAAGAGGTGGTGCTCATCAATACTTCGGCGGGTTCTACAAAATGTTGCCAGCGCGTATTGCAGCACCTCATTCAGGTCACTGGAACATCACGATTGATCTAGGGGGTGGAAGTGCAAACATCCGCCATTCGATCAGTATCATCAGAAACAGCTAACTCCCCCTGGCACTGATGTAATGCTGATTCGAGCGCGTCCCGGATCAGCATCAGCGTTAAGTCCTTGCTGTATGCGGGTGAAGTAAAACCTCCGTTGGTATTTCTCGACCACAGAAGCATTCCAACGCCATCGACTACACGCACCTCCATACGTCACCTCTGAAGTTACTTTCCTTGAAACGCAAAAACCCGGCGCAATGGCCGGGTTTGGTGGTTTGGTGCCTGCCGCTCTCTGCGGTCGCACCTATCGAAGATGACTACTTTTTACAGGTCGAATTTCCTGGCAGCAACCCCACTTTAATGCCACCCGGTGAATAAGTGGGTAACACCGGGTGAACGCCTAGCGAATGTCGGCGAATATCCCACCTCGGCATTCTGTTGCTTTGGCGTTGTCCCATATGTCCCATGCTTCGAAATTGCTATGGGACGCCTGAGAGCGCCTAAATTCGGGGCTTTGCCCCATTGTCCCATCTGTTTTCTCTTTTCTCGTGTAAAGAAGAAAATCGAAAAACACGCGTGCGCGCGATAGCGCGTACAGGTCTGCGCTTCGCTCATACAGGCGGGAGGCATTTTGAGCTGGGACAATGGGACAATCCAACAAACACAAGGCCCGCGCTTGTCCCACCACGTCGAAACGCAATGGGACAAGGTGGGCCAATGGGACAGCAATAGCCGGAGCCAAACCTGGGTCACGCAGCCTTCCCCATCAGCATGCCAGCGATATATTCGTGAGCCTCGTGCAAGCGCTCGTAGTAGGTTTTGCGGGAGCAGCCGCAATAGATGATCTTCTGCGTCAGGAAGCTGTCGTGATTGCAGTAGTGCTCGCGCACAACCACCGACAGCTGCGGCGGCAGATGCTTGTTGACGATCAGCTCGATATCCGCCGATTCATCCAATAGCACCCGACTGCCCCGCGTGCCGCGAATCAACTCGCCCTTGCACTCCATCAGCATGGCAATCATGTTGCCGCCGCCCAGCTCCGAGCCACCTGCGTACGGGCTGTGCAGATCCTCTGCCCACAGCTTGAGCATTTCGTCGATTCGCTTAATCAAAGCAAGGCTCCTCGAACGCTTCACGCTGCAAAGCCGAGGCGCCGCCCCACCCTACCGGCTTCTTGTAAGCCCAGGGACGCTGACCGCTTTTCACCAATGCCGGCAGACGCACACGCCGCCAACCCAGCCGGTGCATGATCGCACCAACCCGTATCTGCTCCGGCTTAGTCCAGTGCCCATAGTCCAACTTCAGCGCGTTGGTCAGCACTTCGCTGCCGGTGGTGGTTTCGCCGA